AGGGCATAGCCTTTGGGCTTGCCCTCTGGGATTTAATTACTGGTAACAAACCATGCTCGACTCAACCACAGCCTCAATCGCAAAAGCCATCGCTGGATACGAACCCTGCTCAATCGAAGAAGCAGAGGTCCAGTACCCAGCAACAGTCAACTACAACAGACAGTGCTTTAATCCAAAAGACGCTTCCACTTATCCCAGAACCGGATCGGTCTATCTAGATCCACACGGTGTGATGCGTTCCTACTGGATCCCATCAAGCGTTGCTGATCTTGACTTGGAAGGTTGGTATGACGTGCCAACAATAGGTGAAATGGAAGAGATGTGCCTTGACCAGGCATACACGCCTGCTGGAGATTATGTCGAACATGATCATCCAGACGGCTGGCCTGCTATCTTAGGTGCCATCTAACTCAAAGCTAATCTCTTGCTTTCTTTAACTCATGATTAGGTACATGGCTGGAACTTACCGGTTAACCCATTGCGTTCTCGGTGAGCCCTACTACGTACGTCTAGAAACAATCAAGTCTCCAGGGCTGCGTAATGCCCTGGGGCGTTGGTTATCACGTCATCTCAAGTTCTAATGCCACTTAAACGAGTCAATCCGATTTACATCAATCGGCGTTCAACTACTGCCAAAGGCAGGACAGTTGTTACAGTTCAAACCTGTACAACTAGAGAAGAAGCTTTACATGCATTAGAGATGTGGTTTGATTACGATGATCAATCTCATTACTACATCTGTGATCGCTTGTTAGCTATTGATCTCTCTGCCTCCATACCTCCATGGAAAACAGCCACTACCAGTAGATAAGGCTGTTATATATACCATGTCAACCAACAATCATCGTCGTAAGTACTGGTTAATTAAACGAGAAGGTATGCCTACCACTCTTGTTTATAACCTAGTCAAATGGTGCTCAGCTAATGATTACAACATTCAAAAGCTTTACGAAATGCACCGTTCAAAGATTCGTACTTATCAAGACGTTACTTCAATCAAAGCTCTTAATCAACATGAATACGCAGCATTCGCCTCATCAAATCAATTCAGAGATCGATGCAACTTTATCAATGACCCTACAGCGCTTGACTCACTTGCTGAAGGAGAACGAAAAGAGTCACATGATGGATGCATATCCATCACAGTTTGTAACAGTGATTGAGGATGAAATCATCCCAGCCATTGATGCAATCGTTAACTACGATCCAACTCCTGACACTCCTTACGATTTCTTTCACTGATTAACTACTGGGCATCTATTTAGTAACGCCACGTCTAGGGCACAAGCTGAATAGTGTAAGTCCCGACTTTTATCTTGTTTCTTTACATCAAATCCAATGAAACTTCAACAACGCATTGACAATTTAATTAATGCATCAAAAGATAATTTTATTAAAAGAGGTAACCATAGTTCAACACTTGAAGTAGAACAAAGACCTGGTCGTAAATACATCAAGATTGTTAATCGAACTGTTGGTCTAAATAAATTAGGTGGAGCTGAAGCTTGGTCTGTTTGGTGTTTTATTGATAAAGATGGCAATGTATATAAACCAGCATCATATAAAGCGCCAGCCAAACACATTCGTTATTGTTTGTTAGATGATGCTTCTTATCAAGAAGCGTTAACTAAAGCAGACTGGGCAGGTAGCTGGCTTTACCTTTAAACTCATCTATTAACGTTTCAATTCAATGTCTGACCTTAAAATTCCTGACAACACTCCAGATCCTTGGACTCTAAAAATGATGGAGTTCACTGCCAAGACTAATGCATCCATGCGTAAGCTTGGTATTCAAGGCATTGGTGGTTTTGTAAACCCAACGACTGGTGAAATCTTTTGCCAGTCAGTTGATGGTGCTGAAGTGCCAGAAGAGTTCAAGCAACTGATTCAATCCCAACTCAACCAGGACTATGACAATGAGTAATGATTCAAGCATGCTTAATCATCTTGATATCGTCAGAAGGTTTGATGCCGAAGAGTTAACTCCTGCGGAGTATTCTACGCTTCGTACTTTGGCAGCAAAGTATCTAACGTATCAAGCGTTATTCCAATGCTTAGCACCTAAGCTTCCTTATAAGCCTGGTGTTAAAGAAGCTTGGGAAAAGTTAGCTGACTGCATGATGTGCGACGAAGAGGAAGCTAAAAAGCGACGCGAACTTGAAAACGAAATTAATTTAAGAATGCGTTGTGCTGAAGCTGAGCACAATAAACGTAAACGTAAACAGCACGAAGAGCGGAAGCAAGCTATTGCAGCAGCTCTTGGTCAACAACACAAGCTACAGAAAGTAATTGATGAACTTCAAGAGTCAATGACTGATCTTCGAAACCAATTGTATTCTCTCCAATGACACGTAACAAATCTGCATTCAATTTTGATAAGCAGATGTTCGGTTTCAATATTACTGAAACCGGAATCAAGTCATGGACCAAGTCATTCAAACTTGGTCCTTTTTCTCAGACCATTAACATTAACTTGCAAAATGGCAAGATGAGAGGGACCACATCCCTTCCAGGCACTGGTGTTGCAAAGCGTTATGACCTCCCAGGTCTGGATGCCTTAAGGACACCAGACCTGCCAGAGTTCAAACGCAAACCTGACATGTGGACTGATGACTAATCTTTCTTCTGACATCTCTGACAAACAGTTGTTTATTGGAAAGAGAGGTGGCACTTACTACCTTGATGGAAAAGGAAAGAAGGTTTATGTCCACATGATTGATCGGCAACGCCGCAAAGTCCAACGCAAACGTTACAATCCACCAACAGGTGCCTTTTCACGGTACCTACAAAACAATTCTTAGATACAATACGGCTGGGCATCCTTTGGTGTAAGTCCTAGTATTGTCCAACTCAACCTCAACTTAATGATTAACGACACTCAGTGGGCTATCTATCGCAAGGTATCAAAACTTGCAACAGATGCAGACAACAAAGCTTTTAAGCTTGAGCCTTGTACTAATGAATGGGAGCATGCTCTTGGTTACGCTTCTGCATTACGCCAGCTTGCAATTGATTTGTTATCAAACGATTTCATAGCTGAAGAAACTGAATCCGATCTTGTTACATGTTATGACTGACATCATTGACATTGATTCAATTGAACTTGATCTTGTAGAACCAAATGGAACAACTCATTGGATCGTTACTGCCACAATTGCTGACGCTGTCCTCTCAGTTCCTGCTCGATACCATCCAGCAGCTTTTGCCTCACCTGATGAGTACAGTCCAGCAGTATGTGTTAGCGCTTTTCAATTAGAGCCAGAGGATACACCTCCTCCCATCAGTGGTACCCAGCACGATCAGATTGAATACATTTCAAATCTAGATCTTGATTGGGATCCAATCGACGACGACTAAACTACACTAGGCATTGAGTCCCCATCCTCATGTAAGTCCTAGACTTTTTTGTTTGAATCGTTTATGGCCAAGCTAACTGGTTACGATTACATTGGTTCAGGTAAGCCGGAAGGTACATCTTTTGGCGGCATGGATTTACGTAAAGTTAAACGTAAACGCAATCGCCAATTAATCAAAGCAAACTTAAAAGCAAACAAAGCTCAGTGCAGTGTTAAAGCTGTACAAGGCTTTGTTTGACATTGACCTTTTATTTATTCAACTCAACTCTATTCAATCATGCAATTCAATCTTCCTCAGCAACTTCAAATGGAAGTTGTTAAATATGACGCTTCTCGTAAGCAACTAGCTAAAGCTTTAGAAGAAAAGAACAAGCCAGCAAAGCGCAAAGCAAGTCATCCTCGTGGCAACGTAATGCCATTAGGTTTAATACCTGATGACATTATTAAGCCTGCTGATATGCAAGAGGCTATTGACAATATTAATAAGGCAAGTGCTGACTCTACGTTCCATCGTTTCTTGCGTTTAAAGAAAGATGGTTCTACAGAATCGTGTGCTGTTCTTTATTACTTTAAACAGTTATGGGTAGCATTTTGGTTGCCTAAAACTTCAGATGATTATTGGTATGGAATGTCTGTTGCATTTAGGGATACATCCACTGCACGAAAAGCAATGGGTGAATACTTCTGGGGCAATCGAGCCCATGGCAAATCATTGCATACAATTGATAGCTTGAAAGAAACAAAGATTGGACGTACTACATGGTTACATAAAACAGTCTTTATGACTCAAGATTTAATTGATGAAGGATATACCAGAAATTATTGGGATGATGTTGATGATAATCATCATATCCGTTCCTATGGCAAACAATACCAAATGCGAGCAGCCCTTAAATTAGTAGAAGAAGAATTAGCAAAACGTATTCCTAGATGGCGGAATGATCGCACATATAAGTATGGTTACTGGACACGTACTATTGAAGCAAATAATAATATTCAATATGCCATTGAAAACTTAAGGCTTCCATACTCCGATCGTTTATTAAAAGAGTATCAACACACTGTTGAGCATTGGCAAGAATTTTATTTAAATACACAAGCATTTATACAGAAACCTGCACTACGTAGGCTAATTACTTCTCCGTGGTTTCGAAAGAAGCTAAGTTGGATGTGTACTAAAGCTGCAGATGAATTAAACAATGCAACTAATGATGCAAACCTATTTGACATAACCCAGCCAATAGCCGAAGTTAATAAATTTATTTCGAACTGTCACCAAGTTTGTCATTTATATCCTGATATCAATATTGATTTTCTTATCTCTAGATATGATCTGCTTGTCGAAACTAACTTTAGGAATAGCTATGAACGAGATCAGTCAGTTCTTTGGTTAGAAACTAATTTACCCTGTGAATCATTCTTTAATATGCTTAGCAAGTTTCATGCCTCTCAACTAGCTGAATGTGAAGAGAAAAATTATCGTTATGAATTCAGAACAAATGAACAAACAAATCATGTTGATTTCTTTTGGCGTGATTGGGATGATACCATCTCAATGCTGCGTCAAGTTATAGCTTATAACAATGCATTGCCAGAAGATGGCAAGCAACTTGATCCAATGCCAAAACGTTGGAGGTTGACTGAATGGCACGATCAACTCATGGCTGAAACATGGAAGATCACCAATAAAAACGAGAATCTCCCTCAAAAATTATTCCCTGAACCTATTAAAGTAACTGGTTCTTATCAAGGGTTTACTACAGATGATACATACACTTTCTTCCAGCCACTAGATACTCACATGCTTGCTCATTGGGGAAGAACAGTACGCAACTGTGTAGGTAATACCAGTTATGCTGCTGGGATTAAAAAGTTTGAACACATTATTATTCTTACTATGATCAATGGCAAGCCTCGTTATACAGTTCAATTACGTGTTGACAATGGTGTAATGCATGTTAGCCAAATAGCTGATATTGGTAACCGTCGCCTCACTGATGTAGAGCGTGATGAAATTCAAAGTGCTTTTCAAGAAGCATTGAAGCTTCGAGAAAAACAACTTAGTTAATTATTAGGTTAATATGGGAGCACTCTTGTGCTCCCATATGTCCAACCAAATGATTGACATGAATCTTGTTGATGACATTGTCATGGCAATTCCGGAAGATGCTTGGGATAAAGTCAAAGATAAATTTATTGAATTGTTTGTTGATTCAATGCCTTATGACATTCTTGAACAATTAACTGGTGATCACTTGGGGTTTGATAAAGCTGAAACCATATTGTCTGAATATTATGCTCCAGATATTCAACGCATTGAAATCATTATTGATGCATTTCGTATTATTGGACCTGAGCAAACAGCTTATGCCCTTGATCTTCTTGGAATTGTGCCAGAAGGAGAAAAAGAGGATACAATCGAAGCCGATCTTAAAGCTTTGACCTGATGCCACAACAGCAAGGAGAGTATGGAACTTACACCTGCCCTGTTTGCGATTCTTTATTTACCAGGCGATTATCTAGCGTTCGTACTAGCTTAAAGAAGAGCAAGTCTGGTCCTTATTGTTCCAAGTCTTGCGCAGCAAAGATTAGTTATCTAATCCGCAAGGGAGTGTAGCCCAATTGGCAGAGGCAAACGACTTAAAATCGTTTCAGTGTGGGTTCGAATCCCACCACTCCTATTGGTAAGGGCGTCCCAGCACAGTGATCAAACTGCACTGGGATTCACTTACCACTCGAAGGAAACCACAAAAACTCCGAGTCCCTTGGGGTTGACGTGGTTCTTCTTCACCCCTGTTTACTTTAATTCAACTCAATCATGTTTGCAGTAATCAAACAGCTCATTCCTCAATTCCATGCTTATGCAGACCAAGATGGTCGCTATAACATGGGAGCTACATGGACTGATCAAGCAGGCCTGCAGGACTATCACAACGTCCAAGTCATGTATGTCCGCAACTCAGAGGCCCTTGCGCTCCAGGGTGATCCTCAGCCTGATGGCAGCTTTAAATACACCGAACCTAATGGTCGGGTTCATGTCATGGAGGCTGATCGAGTCACAAAATTTATGGAGCAAACTTCAAAGCAAGCTACTGTAATGGCTGGCATGCTTGATAAATTAAAAGAATACGAAAGTGTCGGTCAAACACTGGACACCACAGCTAAGGCAGCTTAATATTTGCCTGCGACGGTTCTTTGGCCCCAGTTAACATCTGGGGTTTTTTCACATGCCTGAATCCAAAGTCAAAGCCAAACCAAAACAAAAGCAAAAAGCAATTTATGATCGAGGCGATCGCGTTGCAGAACGTCCCATTTCAAGGCCTAACATTACAACTGATCAAGAACTTCTTAACAAATACAAGAAGCAACGTATTGGTACAGTTGTTGGCCATCGCTACAAAACAAACAAGCGAGGAAGCCGTGAATGCTTTTTACAAATTCAATGGGATCATTTGAACCAACCATCTGAACATGCTCAACACCGCATCTGCCATCTTTCAAAACTTAAAGAACTGACTAATGATGCATGCCATGCAATCGGTTAATCACATGTCTTCTGTTTCTAAAATCTGGGTAACACCAAATGCTGAGCAACTGATTGTTGTTACAGCTCGTGTCTCTGCTCCAAAGAACCAAACGAATTTTAAATCTGGTCCACGTCTGTTGGACTATTTGATTCGCAATAACCACTGGTCACCATTTGAAATGGCATCCATGTGTGTGGAGATTAATACCACCAGGGCAATCAGCCCTCAAATCCTGAGGCACAAATCATTTAGCTTTCAGGAATTCTCCCAGCGTTATGCAAACACTGGTGAAATGGGCCGCCCTCTTATACCACATCTTCGTTCTCAAGATTATAAAAATAGACAAAATTCAATTGATGATTTGCCTGAGCGATTAGGTAAATCAAAGCTTAGTGATTACTACAGGAGAATTTCAATCTTATTTGAAGACGCAGAACATCTATACCAAGAAATGGTATCCGATGGAATTGCAAAAGAGTGTGCTCGCTCTATTCTTCCTTTAGCGTGTCCAACTCGCATGTACATGACCGGAAATCTTAGGTCATGGTTGCATTACATAGATCTAAGAACAGGTAACGGCACCCAGCTTGAGCATCAAGAAATTGCTCAGCAATGCAAAGAAATTTTTACCAAAGAATTTCCTGTTATTGCTGAAGCAGCATGGAGTGGAGTTCAGTAATGGCAACAGATCACACCAAAGAACCACAAGTTGAATTAACTTGCGCTCATTGCAGTTCAAAGTTTACGCGTTCAGTTTGGACGCATCAATCTGCAATTAAACGTGGGCGCAAGAATACGTTTTGCACAATCGAATGTTCTCGTGAGTTTAATAGAAAGAAAAATCGAAAGCCTTTATTTCAATTAAAAGATCCTACGTATGATGAACGTGCTATCAGGCAGTTTTGTCCCAACTGTGGTGAAAAAGGTATCATTTCACTTGAGACAAAGAAAAATAAGTTTGGTCACATCTATAGAAGAAAAGGTTGTATTAAGTGTGATCACCGATATACAACCTTTGAAATCTCAGCTGAAGATTACAACTTTTATGTCAAAGGCAAAGGGCATGCTGTCATTGCTGCTCAAACTAAAAAATGCCCTAACTGCAAACACAACACAGGCTCACGCTGTGATTTAGACCTACCAGAATATGGAACACTTGATTCTTTTGATTGCATTCATCACAACTAAAGCTCGGGATCCTGCGGCTCACGCACCTGACCAGGTATAGCCATCCCGTTGTGGCTGTAACGCTCCATGTTTTTATAGAGTTTACATGGATATTAATTGAGGACGAGTCAATTAACTACATAAAGATAACATTAAAAAAGGGCTGGTACTTAATCCAGCCCTTGTTATTAAACGATGGTTTCTTTACCTGAGTGCTGCTCAGCATCACGCTTAAGCTCTGCGTTTTCACGCATTAACTTACGACGTTCTGATTCAAGATAGCGCAGTAATGCGCCATTGATGCAGCAATTAGTCTCGTAAGAGACACCACGATACGTGCAGGTAGACATGCTCTTTCTCCAGAAAGCCAGTGCCCGTTCCATCACTGGTAAGCATGCGCCCCATGTGGGGTGAACGTATTTTTAGTTTACCTCCTAGGCATCTTTATAGTGTAAGTCCTAGATTCAGTCCAACTCAATTTAATTAAAATGCAAACTCTCAAATTTTCAACTGGCAACGCCAAGCTCAGCAAACGTCTAATCTTTTCTTTGCCAGCAGGGCATTCATGTCCCTGGGCAGGCAGTTGCCGTACATATGCCAGTAGAGCTGATGGCACAATCATTGACCATCCGACACCAGGTAACTCTGTTATTCCTGAGTTCAGATGCTTTGCTGCTATGGCTGAGGTAAGGCCCAACGTACGCAATGCACGTTGGTACAACTGGGATCTCATCAGATCTACTCTTTATAAAGAAGAAGGTGAACAGCTGGATGATTTGATTCAACTGATTGACACTTCTATGACTGTCCAAAAACCATTGCCTTTAGTTCGCGTTCATGAATCAGGTGATTTTTGGACTGATAATTATTTTCGTGCTTGGATGGCAGTAGCAGCTAGTAGGCCGAAACAAATCTTTTATGCGTACACCAAAGCACTTACTTTGTGGTACAACTATCGACATGAGATTCCAGACAACTTTAAGCTAACTGCATCCTATGGCGGAAAGTTAGATGATATGATCGCACAATTCCCCGATGTTTTTACTCGCTATTCTCGTGTGGTTTATACACAAAAGGAAGCAGATGACCTCGGGCTCTCAGTTGATCACGATGATTCTCACTGTCTTGGCGATGAGCCTTTTGCTCTTCTCGTCCACGGGTCTCAACGTGCAGGATCAGAAGCCAGTAAAGCGATTTCAGAACGAAAGAGAAACGGAAGTTTTGTTGGATACGGTCAAGCATCTCAGAAATAAGTATTGACTTCTCCGTTAATTCTGATAACTTGCTTCTGTCTTTTACTTCGACTCGTGACTTACGTTCTTGCTTGTTGGGAAGATGGAATTCCGTACGGTATCAAATGCAACGAAGACCATTTCTCTTTAGTTAAGTTAGACTCATCTTCTAGAAATGACAGGATCTTTAGCCATCCATATCGATCTGGAGCGCAAAAGATTTTAAGTTGGATCAAAGAAAATGACGCAGAACTTGGCAGTAAAGAACTCACAATTCAAGACCGAGCCCGTTTCTTCTGAGACGTGGCTCGTCTTTGATTTGGAATCGAATGGTCTTTACGATTCTGTAACTGAATTATTTTGCATTGTTCTACACGATCTCAATGGAAACAAAACTCACCGCTATGGCCCTGATGCTATTGACGACGCTCTTAACCATCTGGCTTCCGCTGATGTTCTGATCGGTCACAACATCATCTTCTATGATCTGCCTGTTCTTGAAAAACTGTTTCAGTTTCAATTCAACGGCAGAGTAATTGATACTTTGATTTGTACCAGGCTCATCTGGCCAAAGGAAATTCTTTTTGATCTTGATGAACACAACTACAACTCAGTCCCAATCAAACTCAGAGGATCCGCTTCTCTTAAGGCATGGGGGTATCGATTATCAGATCACAAAATTGACTTCAAAGACTTTAGTTGTTTCTCACAAGAAATGCTCGATTATTGTGTCCAGGATGTCAATGTCACCACTAAACTCTTCCAGTTGGTTGCTGCACAAAAATATCCTGAACCCTCTCTTAAATTGGAGCATGACTTTGCGAGATGCATTAACCGACAGATTAGAGCTGGCATTCCATTTGATACTGATCAATGCCTTGATCTCGTGGATGATTTACGAAGAAAGAAAAATGAACTAGAAGTTAGACTTAAAGATGTATTTCCTGCTACCGTACGATACGAAACATTTATACCGAAAGTAAATAACGCAAAGAGGGGTTATGTCAAGGGACAGCCATTTACAAAAACAATTACTGAAGAATTCAATCCTGGATCTCGTCAACAGATCGTTGAGCGACTTAAGTCCAAATACAACTGGAAGCCAGAGAGAACAACTGAAAAAGGAAATCCAATCCTTAATGACGAAGTTTTAGAAAAACTTCCTTATCCAGAAGCAAAACTTCTTGCCGAATACATGCTAATTAAAAAACGTCTGGGTCAAATTGCAGACGGTAATAATGCTTGGCTGAAATTAGTTAACAACCAAACAGGTCGCATGCATGGTGATGTTGTCACCAATGGTTGTATCACAGGTCGTTGTAGCCATCGATATCCAAACGCAGCACAGGTTCCAGCTGGTTATTCTCCTTATGGCAAAGAATGTCGTTCATTATTTCATGCGCCAGATGGCTGGGATTTAATTGGTATTGATGCAAAAGCACTTGAACTTCGCTGCTTAGCTGGTTACCTAGCTCTATGGGATAAAGGCGAATATGGAAATCTAGTTGTTGATCCTGAGTCTGATATCCATACGTTTAATCAAAAACAGTTTGGTGTAGAGACCAGGGACATCAGCAAGCGTCTTCTTTACGGCATGTTGTATGGGTGTGGAGCAGCAAAAGCTGGCACAATTATTGATCACAATGAAAAAAATCAACAACGTTTAAAAGCAATGGGAGAAAAAGCTATCAATGGTTTTATGACTGGTGTGCCTGCACTTAAAAAATTAAAGCAACAGGTTGAAGAAACAATTGGTAGCCGTGGTTATTTGATTGGATTAGATAGAAGAATTCTTTATTGTCGTTCTGCATTCAAAGGATTAAATGTTCTTCTTCAGTCTGCTGGTGCTTTGTTAATGAAACAAGTTGTAATTTTTACTCATCGAAATATCACAGAAAACCTTGGTTTAATTCATGGTCAAGACTGGGAACAATTGTTAATGATTCATGATGAAATTCAATTAGCTTGCAAGCCTGAACACACTAATGCAATTCGTGAACAAGCCATGCTTGCTTTCCCACAAGCTCAGGAATTCTTTGGCTTTCAATGCTTGATTGAAGGCGACTCACGGGTAGGATCTAATTGGGCTGAGACCCATTAATTTATAGTCCTAGATCGTCCGAAATGACGTTAAACTACTTGTTCTATTCTTTCTGAATCAAATGAACTTTGTTTCAATTTGTGCTCAAACAATCGAAGCCCCTCGTATTGTTTACATCAGTGAAACGCAGACTGTTACGCGATGCAATGTGCTTATTCCTCCAGTGGGAAATAAAGCACCTACTGCATGTGAATACAATGTATACGGCAAACAACAAGAGCAGTTCCGTTCCATTGTTGACGCACCAAATCAACTCATCTTTATTCATGGTGCTAAGTTGCGCCACGATCTAGAGGCGCGTACTCATTCATTGCATGGTGGCATTACTACTGTTGTCAATGAAGACTTTCCAATTTTCAACACTGTAATCCTTGGTGGACGTTGCATTAAAGATATTGATCCTAATGATTCCAGGCAATACAAGACAACACCTGAAGGTTTGATGATTGCAAATCAAACTATTTCAGTTAATACAGGTCGTGCTCAAGCTGATCTGTTTAATTTCTATGCAATCAACAAGCAAGAAGATAGATTGCGTAATGCAGAGCTAATCTGTAACTTCACTCGTAAAGGTGTTGGCCTTACAATCAATGGCCGTCTCACCACTGATTCCTGGAAAGATGGCAATGGTCAGCAACGTACAAATACCAAAATCCAATTGGTATCAATGACTCTTGGACCTAAGCCTGACAGCATTGGAGCTAGTCCTTCCATGACTCTTCCTGTTCAGATTCAACAACCACCGGTTAATAATCCTCAGACTCCTGCTCCAAGTCTTTGGGGTGGTAAGACTGTGGACAACAGTGGGCTTCCTGATCTGCCTACAAGCTTTGGTTCACCTGTTGCTGTGCCCAACGATGATCCGTTTTGATGACGATTGATCAACTTGGATTATTGGTGTTGCTGCTTCTTCCAGCAATGCTAATGTCAATTTTGATTATGTTCACGTTCGCAGCAAGCGGATAGAACTACAATTCAGTGGGCAACGGCATCTCATTGATGGTGTGTAAGTCCCACTGTGTCCAAACTACGAACTAACTTCGAACTGTTCAATGGCCTCATCTTCAACTGCTCTGGCTACTCGCTCACTGGAATCATTTCAGATGTTCCAGTCCAAAGAATTTGTTTCTGGTTATCAAAACCTAGTTACAATTCAACCGCTAAACAAATCAAAAACTCGTGGTTGGTTCATTCGCAAGTCTGATTTAGATACTTGCGGTTGGACTGCAAAAGAAACTGATTTCAATAGTGACTCAGTTCTTTGGAACTATAAGCAAACTTTTGGGATGGCTCCCAACACTTCTGTTGAGGAAGGTCTCAACTTTACTCAACCCAAAATTCAAATCCTGTTGCGTTCTCCTTTAATGGTGGAACAGACCATAGGAATGCGATCCACTATTGGCACTTTTGAAGATGAAGATGTTAAAGCACTGTGGGATGAAGACAGAGAAAAAGCTGATCTTGCAAACAGCAAAGGTGAAATGTACAAACGTCAGTATTCTGTACGCACTAAATACCTTATTTACATTCTGACAAAAGATAATACTCGTGCTCATAAGACGCCAATCGTTCTTACCGTCAAAGGATTGAATGGCACTGATCTTTCCGAAAAGGTAAAACTTTACGAGAAAGAAATGGCTAAGTGTCTTTCAAAAGCACTTGATGCTGAAGTCCCAATGCAATTCAACGAGAAGTTCCATGCCACAACGGTATTCTGCCCCGTTCTCGTTAATGATATGCGAGGGTCGAACAATGTTGAAATATGTGCTGTCGAAGGATTTGACATTCCTGATTACAGCACAAAAGAAGATGCCATTGCCTCTCTTGACCGTCTTACAATCCCAGATGCGGATCGCGAATCTACATGGAAATTTCAAGAGATGTTTGAGGACTACATCAATATCCATGCCCAGCAAGATGCCAAGCGTCTCAAAGGTGCCTATGGAATGGCTGATGGAGTTAACATCCTCCCCGCAAACCGAACTGTTGAAGCAGTGGATGTCAAGTCACTGCCAAACCGCAGTCCTGATACAGGAGAAGACTCTTCGCTCTGAATCTAAGATTGTGTTTCTAGATCTCCAGGCCAAGGCTTAGGTCTTTCGACTTTAGCCATCCAGTCTGGTTCTATTTCTTTAGCCTCATCAACCCAGTTGGTGAGGCTTTGTTCCATTAGATCCATGTTTTCTTCAACTAACCATTTGACTGCTGTTTGTCTTGTTGTTGCAATCTTTGCTAACAACGTTCCAATTTCTCTAAGCTCTTCTATGGAGGTACATTCATTGATGTGACGAATCATCCGTTCTTGCCAAAAACTATCTTCTGCGCTCGTTTCTAGTTTTTTCATTGGATTAATTCGATTTCTTCCATTCTATTGACAATGAATAAAGAAACAACTGCAGCTGTTAAAGCAAGCGCTACCACCGCATTGCTTGGAAGTGCAATCCTTATGACAGTTGGTAACCCGGTTGCGTGGGCAGCTCTTACAGTTGCTACAATTCAGGTTGGCAGGACCGCTTACCGCAATGCCAAACTCAACTCAAAGCGCTACCACGACGATCAAGATCGGGTCGTCTAACCCAATTCAAATCTAATTCAAATGGCTCCAACACTTGAACTCAACACAGCTCAATCTTTAATCTATTCACGCTCTAACATCAGGAGGGCCTTTAATGACTTTGACGAGACCAGTATTGCGGGGATTTACCGCAGGAGTGATCACGTCCTCGTTGTTCGCAATGATGGCACTGAGCAGTCCTACCCAATCCAACCAATCCAAGAACAATTTCAATCCTTTACTGGACGACTTAAAAACTTCTTTTCCTACCTCGGACCTAACTTCAGAGGTCCCAGCCTTTGGCGGCATAACGCTTACGTCATGTTCAAAGGTTGGTCGTACGTCCATGCCTGTGGTCCTTACACCACTTCTGCTCAGTTACAAGCTCGATGGGCCGATCGATTTATTCATCTGCCCACCGTCCCTCAACTAAACGCTGCCCTTAATTTCAATGAGTTTGAACTTGGTCACATTGTTGCACCAAATGGATTAAAACTTCCAAAAGCATCTGTTGATCTTGATTCTGATTTCAGTACACAGCAAGAGGTAGAGGCAGAAAATGAATCGCGGCCATGGTGCTCTTGTGGTTCATTTCAGCGTCAACTTAACAACTTGTCTGACTTCCAGGCTGAAATCATTGGTTATCAACCAACCTGCATTCATCTCACTTGGTTTCAAAAGTATCGTGAACTACTTACAAAACGTGCTGAGCTTCGGACAGCAATGCCTACACCAGATAAGTGTGTGGCTTGGTGGTACGCACCACCAGAAGATGCAACTTCGCAGGGTCGTTTTACCTTGTTACATACAACATCAGGTGCGCAATCACCTTTAACTCACTGGCGCACCTACAAACCCGGCAAGCATTTCACAGCAGATGATGTCTGGGATTTGTTCTTCAACATGATGGAAGCGGGATACGTTCCGTTTCCTGGCCAATGCTTACCTCAACTTGCCAATGCAATTCGTAAGTCCAATGCTTGAATCCATCATTGCTGCTGTCCTTCCCATTGCCAAAGACTTGCTTATTACCATTGCTGCAGGCCTAATGGCTTATGCAATGAACAAACTTCAGTCCTACGTCACTTCTTTCTGATGTTTAAAAAATTATCTGAAAACGAAATTGCTTATCGCCGTGGATTCGATCAAGGCGCTGCTTGTTTTGCTTATGCATTAGGAATTGATAATGATGTATTACAGAGAACTAAACTCAAACAACGAATTAAAAACTTTAGGATTGGAAGACTGCAAAAAGCTGATACATTGTGGGAGCCAACTCCTGCCGAATTGCTAGAGCTTAAAAAGATTATTAAAAGTGTTATTGATGACACTCCTTCTATTGATTAAAAAAATTCATTCGACTCAATCATGACTCAAATTACTTCAACTAAACTCAAAGAGCTTTCAGTTGTTGAACTGTACGCTCACTATGCTGCCCTGGAACACTCTCTTCCTCTCCTCACTCCTGAATCCCAGGAGTTGGCGAAAGCAGAACTGGAGGCTTGCGCTTACCTACGGTCAGAAAAAATTGATCGTATTCATTACGCGCTGGCCACCCATGAAGATGCCGTTGAGCGGATTAAGAAAGAACAGGAGATGATTCAAGCTGCCAAGAAGCATCATGAATCTCAAATCCAACAACTCAAAGGTTTGCTAAATTACCTTCGTCGTTCTCTTCCTGCTGATTCAAACAAGATCACAGGAAAGAATTACGAGTTCACCCTAGTCAAAAAGAAAGAGCTTTCTGTTAATGTCTCCATCGATCCGGACCTTTGGGAGCCTGAACAAAGAGAATCTTATTGCTTACAAGAAGAAGTCCGAACAACCAAGCACACAATTGTCAGAACACTATCAGGTGAAACACTCGAAGAGAGTACTACCCCAAAGGTCACAACCAAAATCCTCCCAAACCTCGATGCAATCCGCAAGGCACACAATGATGGGCAGCAACTACCAAGCGGAGTTAAAGTACAACAAGAATATTCAATTCGAACAAAAAGGATCTATGGAAAGCAAATGGATTCACAAGCATCCATCAATTCCAGGGAGTTTCCTAGCCAAGATTGATCCTCCTAATAGCGCATCTGATGCTCACATCAAGCGCCAATGCCATGAACAATCGGTCGATGATTTTAAATTACAAATTGAAATCATTGATCATGAGATGTCAATGCTCAGAGATTGTGATGGCAACTTGCTTGAGTACAACGAAGAAAACTTTGCTGATCTTGAAAACCGTAAATTAAAACTATTAATGTCGAAGCGGTTTCACCAGAACGCAGCCCATGCCTACTGGTACTCTGAGCATATGTTGACTTTTCCTGAGAGCTAGCTAACTTAGTTTTGGGAATGCATCTGAGGTCACCGTGCTGGCGGTGGCCTTTTTATTTGTAAGGTATTATAAAAATACAAAGCATTAAGAATTATGGATGAACAACTCACTAATCTAATTGCAGGCTTTACCAGTGATGGCACTCCTCTTGCTGCAACTATTGGATCAAAGATGGAATGGGGTGTTGTTGTTCTTACTGCTGCAATGCTGGCTAATGAAAACTTAGCCGCTTCAATGGATGCAGAAGAAATGGTTGATGCTTCTATTAATTATTACAACATTATTCAAGAACGTTTGGGCTATTACATGAAACAGCAAACACATTCTCTTGAAAAATTACTGTGACAAAATTTGGGTTATCATATAAAACAGTAACTTACCTTTGGTAAAACTTTTTAATAGTGGAAGACAAAAAGCCAGTCGCCAGTGTTCGCATCAACCTTGAATTTGAAGCTGTATACGACTCTTTTAATGGCCGCACTCTGCCTGAGTTCGCTGAACTTCTAGACCAAGAGCTTCATGAATGCCTAAATGATTTTCGAGAAGAAGACGTAATTGGTATTTTTTCCAAGGTAGAATCAGTAAACATTGTGACCGAGTAATGCACCATGAAGATGGAAACTGAGTACTTGAAGAACTGGGATGTAAAAGCAGAACAGCGTAAAGCTGAGTTCATGGAGCATATGTATAAATGCTCTGGTCGCACCAATGGTCTTTACACAGGACTATGGGAAGAGTTTGCTGTAAATGAAGCAGCTCCTTACTGTCGAGACATGTATTTTGAACGTCTTGAAGCGATCAAAGAATATGAATTGCAATTGAAGTTGCAAGAAGAGGCTGCTTTGAAAGAAGCAGAAGATTTTAAATTTGGCATTGAACAAGCAATTACAAATTTAAATCTCACAGAAGTTGAAGCTACTGAGGGGGAGTTTGTCCCCACTCTTCATGACTAAGAGGGTCATTGCCTCCAGCAGCAATTGCACATGCTCTTTTATAAAAAAAGCAATCTGTTTTACCAGCCTGTTCAAGGCTGGTTTTTACTTTTTGCCAATTCTCTCTTGTAGATTTGTCCATAGACGTTTCAAGCTGAGTTTTTCTTGAACTTTGTTTGCCTTTTGAATCAGCCTTTGAGCTTCTTCTCGTGACTCACACAGCTCAGCTTTTACATTAAGACGTTGCAATTTTTTATATTGTTTTAATTGTTTCATTGTTAATAAGCCGGGTTTTTTGTCGTCGAACTTAAATACCGTCATGTCTAACCTAAATACCGTCATGACGGTATTATTGTTATATCTACTTTAGAATACAAAATAGCCATACAAGAATAAGATCATGTTTAGCGGGATGACGCCTGACGTAACGCAAGAACCCTCTAGTCGGGAGCCAGAACCAGTAAGCAATGAGCCACAGCCCCAAAGTAAGCGTGAACCCGTAGCTCGACTGGCTAATGAATTGATCAATCTTACGAGCCAAGCTGCTCACCTGATGATTCAATCTCACTTGATACATTTGAATTTCGAAGGACCACAATTCCTTGCGGTACACAAGTTCACCAAGAAACAATATGAAAAGCACCAAGAAGAACTTGACACTTTGGGTGAACTCGTTAGGTCTCTTGATTTTCTTCTCCCAATGTGTGAAAACGGATTGATGAAGGCCAATAAAAAACTTGAGCATGTCAAAGCCTATGAAGGACCTGCGATGCTCATCACTTATTACAAAAACTTAGAAACCTATGGCATGGACGCAAAACGTGTCGGTGAGGTTGCTAAGAAGATCAAAGCACCTGATGTAGAAAATTATTGCGCTGAATTAGTTGGTGAATGCTTTAAATCGGCTTGGATGATTAAAGCTGTTTTACGCGGCTCTTGATTGATCTTCTGCATGTCCTCCAGAAATAAAGGTGGACGATATGAATGAGAGCGTTTCACTTTTGGTTTCAATCAAGTATTGAGCCGCTCTCTCCATTCTCTCAGGACTATCTTTAAATAAACCTAAGCCTTTATTGCAATTAGGGCAAAGCAATCCTCGTATCTCACCTGAGTTGTGGCAGTGATCAACAACTAAACCAGAACTTTCAACATTACAAATCTTGCATCGACTGTCTTGACTTACAAGCATCTCATTGTAATCAACTAATGTCATGCCGTATCTATACTTTAAGTTCGCTTCCCTAGAGGCCAAAACATAATTTTCTTTTAAAAAATAATAACAAAAAAGCGGGTGATTAACCCGCTAAATATTCCGTAACCGTTGTTCTCTTCGAAGACGTTGTGTAAACGAAAATTAATGAGGCTGTCGACTATTGCCTCATGTGAAATGATACAACGTCATTTGTATTTTTTGGTGATTTCACTTTCGAATTTAGAGACGAGGTCATCCAAGTTGCCCAGGTGTTCTAAGCGATGGATTTGTTCACTAATAGCTTGCACCATCAAAGCTGATTCAGTACGTGCTGCAAAAGCCAAACCTTCACGCAATGAACGCACAGCATCATCAATTGAATCTTGTACCTGGGTAGAAACTGCCATGTTTAATCCTTTGATTGCTCCCGACGGTAAGGGATGTCGTTTTTAATTAGATGATCCTCATGAAGATCTGCTTCCAGGTCTTCGTAATCATCCCATGCAAGTATTTTACTGCCTTCTTTTTTTGAGTCGAGGTAGTAAAACCGCACTACGCTTTCCGGTTTATTCATCTCGCAGACATCGAATGTAAATGATATAAAGCAATCATAATGTCGAAAACAGAAAAGACCAGGAATCCACCAAGAAATAATTTAATCGTTACATCAAATCCTTTCATCAACCTTCCTGCCAAAGCCAACCAATTTGATATAAGTCAAACACTGGCTTCTTGCCAAGTGCTTCCAGCATTTCATAAATTAAACGTCCTTTGCCAAGACGAATTAAATGTCCATCATCAGGATGATGAACCATAATATTGTCGTCAACTACTACCAATGTCTCTGGAAGTAAACAATAATGAGCAGCAAATAGTTCTTTTAGGTGATGCCCAGCGGGCTCACCGTCTAATGCCCAATTACCATTAGGAATATTATATGAATCTAAATACAACAGATCAATTTCTTTGTTAAACGTACCAAGCCAAGCAACTGAATCTGATTGATATACTTGAGCATGCTTTGTTGCATTACGAGCTAACTCACAGGCTTTTGGGTCAATGTCAACAGAGTACAGTTCTCCGCCAAAACAATCAACATATGCGTCAAACAAAAGAGTAGAGCATCCATCACCTTCAAAATTATTTTCTTCTCTGTAAGTACCTGTCTCTACAATGACAGGATTTTTAATCTTTTGAAGATGATCGAAGATGTAGCGGAATCCTTTAGCCCTTGCTCCCAGGCGTATCTGTAGTTCTGGAGTAAAATATTCGCTCCAAACTTTAGTCATAGCTAACATCTAGTCAATATGGGTTAGTTTAACCTTAAAGGATAGGAAGGCGACAATTTTTTACAAAATGGCAACACCAATCCATCCTCCAATACCAATACCAACTTCAATTTCAATTCCTACGCCAATACTAGAACTCCCTCAGATACCTCAAATTCAATACATCAAAGTTCCAACTAGACCACAAAAGGAACTGCCTACGCCAGAACCTAAAGTTGAAAAACGTAAGCCACTCGAAGCCGAATCTCTTTTGCCACCAAAAGAAGTTCCAATCAACATACAAGATGTACAAGATTTAATTGAAAAGAATCTTAAAGAAGTCATACAAGAAAAGCCAGTACTTCCTCCTATTCCTCGCATAGATCCAACCGTTAAGAAAATTACAATCCCAATCCTTGATGCTGAGTTACCTATTCCTTCAAAAGAAGTCATGACAACAGCTACATTCACAGCGGGTGCTGCCAGTGTCGCTTCTGTAGCTGGAACATTAGCTGCAACCGCAATTTTTAAACGTGTAGTTCAGATATTAAGGCCAGCTTTTACTTTTGTTTTAAAGAAGACTGCTCACCTTCACGGGAAGAAGCAAGAGACTTACGGTAGGCGTCGATTGAAACAACGTCTGAACAAATTGAATAAAACGGGGACTTAGGGTGAATCATATATCCTTTTTCATATATAGAAATACATTCTTTAATACGTACTAATTCGTAATCTAATCGACTCTTTTCTAAACTTTTTCTAGCTAGATCTTTGCATAGTTCAACTGCATCCATATCTAATGGAAATGAAATCGAAACTTGGCCCCCAAAGTTTCGATTTTTTGTAAATACAGATGTGTCAGTTTCTGTTTGCAAATAATAAGGTGCAATGCTCATAACAGGGCCATTGCAATAATGATTCTTGCCATAGCCCTGAGTACTAAGGGAGCCTTGATTGATTTGTACAGCTTGATTAGCTACTGATCCACTAATAGCAGCCTGCGGCTGAGCTGAAATGCTTGTCGTGCCTTCAGCAAATACAGGTGTGCCAATTATTGAGAAAAGACAGAGAGCGTATTTGTAGTAGCTGTTGTAGTAATTGTCCTTGTGATATCTTCTGTTTCTACGATGCCAGCGGAACGTGTTACTGTTTCTAGCTGCCAGGGGATTGAAGTATCGACAATTGAAAATGTTGTGGAGGGATCTGAGATAGGTCCTGATGCCGACACGTTGTCTCCTTTCCATGTCGTAACTGCTCCACCAAAACGCTCAATCGAAATTGTTTCACTAATGGTTTGACTTGAAGTAACAGTTTGAGTCATACTTCCGGTTGTAAAATTAGGAGTGACTGACTGTGCTCTAACAGAAGGAGCAACAAGTACAAACAGCAAAAATAAAATTGATTTCATCTAAACTATAGCTAACTCTAATTTATTCTAAATAGAGTAATATATGCAGGAAAATAAGTCTAAAAGGTTAAAAGATTTTATTTCCTCTGTAGTACCTATGGCCGTACTGGGTTGGGCGCTTGCTATTTTGACTGCAAGCTATTTTGGAGTTGCTAAAAATATTGATAGTGCATTTATTAGTAGTCTTGTAACTACAGTTTTAGCTAGTTATGGTGTTTCTAGAAATATTTCTGACAGATCTAACCGCCGATAAAAACTGGGGTGGGATAATAGTTATATAGATTTTAACAAAACATATGTCCGGTCCTATTTATTTTGACCCGAGCAGCCATGCACTGTATGACACCATCAAAGTTCAAACTTGCAGTGGTCAACCACTTGAAGTAAATCCAAATCCAATTAGTAATCCCGGTGCATCTACGGCATTTGGAGAGTATTCTTTTGAAACTAATACACCTGTTTTTCAATTAGATGGTCTTTATGGAATTAGTGATACTGATGACTTTCAATTAAATAGTGCATTAAGTGGTTCGCAATCTGTAGATAGTAACGGTTTGATGTCAGTCTCTACTGGCACTACTGCAGGTTCGTTTGCAACCTTGCGTTCAAAACGAAGCATCCGCTATCGACCAGGGCAAGGTTCAGTGACCCGTTTTACGGCGATGTTCCCGAATGGTCATGTTGCTGGCTACCAGCAAGTGGCTGGTTATTTAAATCAAAGCGATATTATTGGCGTTGGTTATAACTATCCTTCTGATAAAACTAGCTTTGGCATCTTAAGACGTAGTGGAAGTAAAGGAGAAATCTATAAAGTTTCTATTGGAGCAGGAGCATCAGGCGCAGAAGTAGTACGAATCACGCTGAATGACGTTGTTTTTGACGTTAATGTCACAAGTGGTACAGCAGCTTTTAATGCTGCGGAATTAGCAAGTGCTTCTTACACACGATGGATTGTTGATATTGTAGGAACAGATATCTATTTCCTTTATGACGGTGGTCCAGGTGATCTAACTGGTACCTTTGATTGTGAAAACACAACTGTAGGCGGCACTTTAACTTGTACCGGCACAACTTTAGAAAACGGTGCTGCTGGAAATGATGAGTGGGTTTATCAAACGGATTGGAACGTTGATCAATTAGACGGAACCGGCCCGTCTAAAATGACATTAGACCCCACGAAATTAAATGTTTTCCAGATTGATTTCCGTTGGCTTGGAGCAGGCATCATTCGTTGGAGCATTGAAGACGAAGCTACAGGTAATTTAATTCCTTTTCATATCCTGCATTACGTCAATAAAAACATAAAGCCGCATGTTTCAAATCCTTCCCTGCGAGTTGGATATGGCGTTATTAATGCAGCGCCCGCTGTTGGCTCTAATACTGACGTTGTTGTTAAAGGTGGTTCCATGATGGGTGCAATCCAAGGAAAGATTGCAATTAACCGCACCACTAGAGCTGTTTCAAATACACTGAATAATTTAAGCGCTACGGATGTACACCATGTAATCAGCTTGAAGAATGATCGCATCAATGAAGATGGGACCAATGGTAAATTAAATCAACGTGAAGTTATTATTCAGACACTGGCGGTAGGTGCTCTTGCTAATGCTGGCAACCTTGCGACTTTCTATATCTACAAAGGAGCTGCTATTACTGATGGTGCGGGAACACCTGCTGATGTTGACTTCCAGTGGACTGCCAGTACGAGCAATGCTTCTTCTACGATAACAACAGGAGAATATAAAGCAGATAGTGGAGAATTGGTGACTTGCGCTATTGTTTCGGCTGATACATCGGCCAATATTGACATGACTCCATATCGAGTGATATTAGCTCCTCTCGAAACAATGAATGTCTTTGTATCATGTCCTGCACAAGTCTCGCCTATGGTTAGCCTCACCTTCGTTACTGAATAAATATGTTACATTGCGGGTAATATATACCGCATAAAATGGCTGATAAGCTAGTAAATAAGCCGGAGTTGATGGATGAAATCAACAAAACGGCAGCACGTATAACACTTAATGGCAGAAGGCATTACACAACCCCGCTCGCAACGGGGCCTGCGCCTTCTGTCACTACAATTATTTCGCAGACAGCATCAGAAGCCAACAAGAAAAAGCTTGAGATGTGGTCTAAGGCAAACCCAGGTGTTAAAGAAAAGGCGGCAGAGCGTGGCACGGCAATCCACTACGGCATGGAGTGCTATCTCAAAGGAGATAAAAATCCTGAAATCCCTAGTGAATACGCAGACTTTTGGGAGGGGATGCCGAAAGTTCTCGACCAATTTCAAGAAGTACTATGGGCGGAATCCCCTGTTCTGGATAAATTTAAGTTCACTCTTGGTAGTGATGACGTGGCCAGAGTTTGGGGATGTGATGACCAGGGTCGTGCTTGGGCTGGCGCACCTGACATCATTGGTGTTGCTAATAACAAGCTTACCCTGGCTGACCTCAAAACCTCCGTTAAACCGTATGCCAGACGTTGGCCATCGCACCTTGAAAAGGGGTCGCAAGAATGGCGCGATCTATTAGGTGGCCATTTAAAATTTAAAAAAACATGCAAGCAACTTGCTGCATATGACTTAGGTATTCAACAAACGTTGAATATGAAAGTACAGCAAGCAGCAATCCTTGTTTCAACACCAAATGGTACACAGATCTTTAAGATCAGTCGCAGATTCCTCGACATGCTTCACGAGGATTGGCTCAAGATTGTTGCTGAGTATTACAAACAAGTAGAAGAACTTGGAGAGTATGACCCAGATCTTATCCCCTGAACCCGAAAATCCTTGCTTTTGTCCTTTAAAAACAAAGGCAAAAAGTATTGTGGATTGTGCTTTAACCATTGTCCAAGATAACTTGGAATGGGAAGAGCACTTTGGCTTCGACGCATTTGAGCTTTCGCTTGATCCTGTTCTTCAGTTGGAACCAGCTCTGAAGGCTGTTGATGACAAGCACAAAATACAACGTATCGGCATCTTGCGTACAAATGCAAACAGCATGTATGACTGGCATGTTGATGAATTTAGATTGTCTTGCATCAATCTATTGATCAGCCAAAAACATCACAGCCATACATTATTTGGCATGCAAAGGAACTACGCCAACAAGGTAGTTACTGAATTGAAGTATGAGCCAAATACTTTTTATTTATTTAATAACCAAATTCAACATTGTGTAATCAATTTAGACGGGCCTAGGTATTTACTTTCTTTATACTTTGAAGAAGAAATACCTTTTATTAAGTTAAAAGAAAAACTCGCTGATTTGATTTGATATGGGTTTCACTGCTATTGCAGGTCCTCTCCTAAAGGACATAATTAAAGCTATCAAGAAATGGCTTAAAAAACTTTGGTTCGAATCCAAAATGAAAGCTCGTCTCAAACGTATTGAATGGGACAATACGCGAGAGTATTACTACGAACTTAATGAAGACTTCGAACCTGTCTACAGAGAATACAAGCCCAAAGATCCCGGATCGGAAGCAGCGAAGCTAGGTGGCGCAATGCGTCTCACTGCGAAACATCATAAGTCTTATGAGTCTGAAGAAGACTTAATGGATGCTTATAGCCAAACGGATTTGTAACCCTAGACTGAAGAGAGTTCAACTCAACCGCCATGGCTGACATCTACGTAGGTGTTGGCGAATGGATGGTGTCTCTCAAGCAGCACATGCACAATGTGTCAGCGAACGATACTATTCATTTGCCAACTCAAATGCATCTTCATGCATTTAATTTATTACAAGAGTCAGATTTCATCGGTAAAGAGTTTAAAGTA